CTACTGCGCTGCTACCATGCTTTGGGGCAGTGATGGGGCATAGCGGGAAAGTGCCTGGTTGAGCAGAGAAACCTGTTCTGCGCTCTTCTCTGACATCCACTTTCCATACACCTTGTAAACCATCTGTGCATCGGTATGCCCCATCTGCGTTGCTATAAAGTTTGGGTTAGCACCAGCTGATAATGACCAGCATGCATAGGTATGTCGTGACTGATACGCGTTACGGTAACGAATGCCGGCACGCTTGATTATCGGGGCCCAAATTTTATTAATGGAATTAACCGCGTAGTGATATCCTGTGCGAGGTCCACGTTTGACGCATTGAGGGCTGAATACGAACGTGCAGGGCTGAATGACAGATTGTCCATATTCCCGCAACTTCACTTCAACCTCAAACTGCCGGCCAAGGCGTGTCAACTGGGCCTGATTCCTCAGGGCATCAATAGCTGGTTGAATGAGATATATCACCCTGTCAGTACCTGCGTCGGTTTTTGGCAGGGTGAACTCATCCGTCTGGGTAAGGTTGCGCTTCACAATGATCGTCCCGGCATGCAGATCGATATCTTCCCAGGCCAGACCGCACAACTCCCCATGCCTCATTCCGGTATAGACTGCCAGTGACCAGAGATTTCTCATCTGCTGGTGGCCGCATGCCTGGATAAACCTGATGAACTCGTCTGTCGTGAGTGGATCTGGTTCCCCTTTCGCTTTCTTGAGACGGTTAATTCCGCTAAACGGGTTTTCCTTTGCATAGCCGTTATCTGTTCCAAACTGGAAGATCTCGGCCATCAGCATCATGTAATTATTCACTGTGGACGATTTCCGGCCTTTAACCTGAGTCCGGTGATCCTTCTTCATTACCTGAAAGCCCGTCAGCAACTCCTTCCTGACATACAGCAAATCCTCAGTAGTCACCGCAGAAACCATTTTGTTTTCGCCGATGAGTGGAAGCATGTTTTTTATGATAGATTCGTACCTACTCATGGTATTAGAGCTGATCTCCATTCTCTTCAGCTCGGACCATCTTTCGGTAAGCTCCAGCACAGTAATTTCCTTTCTATCCTGACCGAACCGGGCAAGGTTCGGTGAGTTTGGGAATTTTTCCACATAGTTAAAATTCCCCATCCTTATCGCAAAACAAACCGAAGAACGCAGTTCGCCAGCTATCTTGCGATTTTTTGCAGTGTCAGGGATACCAAGGTTTTCCCTGACACGTTTACCTTTATACAGAAACCAGATGCGGAGCGAACCGCCGTGGTTTTCGACGCCTGTCGGGTATGATGCATTAGCCATTAATCCCTCCTGACGTCCAGGAGCATTGACGAGTGTACTGCTTTTCATGTTGTCTTCGCACCTGGTTGATTTTTTTTCTGCGCCTCGATCCACTGATCAACGGCTTCTCTGTTGTATATGCATTCGCTCGAAGGCTTCGGATTTCCGTCTGGTGAAATGTGCAGGTACTCGCGGCCCAGCATCCAGGATTCTTTTCTGGCGCGGGTAATGGTTCCGGGCTTAAGCCCGGTAACCGCAATCAGAACTTTTTCGCTAACCCACTTGTTTGGCGTCAGTTGGATAATGTTGCTCATCGTTTTCTCCAGTGGCCCCGCAGCGGGCCATCGCTAATATTCAGTTTGCCTGTGCTGGCAGATTTCTAAGTTTCCGGACGCCGATCATTGCGGTGGCTACGTAGCTGGTGGCCCGGTTAACTACTTCAACAGGCACCTTTACGCCATCCACTACAACGGTGTAATTGGTAACGTGCTTTTGTCTGCCGTAATCGCCGAACTTTTCATGATGCGCCGCCAGTGCAACATCACATGCGCGACGGCCCAATGGCGATTGCTTACTTCTGTTAATAAGTTTCATCATCACTAAATCCCCAGTGAGGCGACGATATCGTTCGCTGTTTCTCGGGTACTGCCTTTACTCGATATTGATCTGCGGGCATTGACCCGGTGCAAAGTGAAGCCGTGCCGCTCGTAAAGTTCAATAACGCGTGGTGCGGTAGAATTACTGATAAACACCTTTGCGCCGCGCTGATGGGCTGCAACGCAGCTTTCAGCAAGCGCTACCTGGCTATCCCATGAGAACCCACCGGAGGCGTAGCTAGTGAAGCCAGCGGTGCCGGGCATTGGCTCGTATGGTGGATCGCAGTACACAACGTCACCCTCTCCCGCCAGCGCCAGCGTCTGGCGAAATCCCGCCGCCATGAATACGCAGTTGTGCGCCATTTCGGTAAATGCCCTGATCTCTTCTTCCGGGAAATAAGGCGACGGGTATTTGCCCCAGCCGACATTGAACTGGTTGTTGCTGTTGTACCGGATCAGGCCATTGAAGCAGTGACGGTTAAGGAAAAGGAAAGCGGCGGCTCGTTCCGGTCCGTCCATCACCTGAGCATTGAACTCTTCCCGTAGCGCCATATAGCTTTCGGCGTCATTGAGGCGGTCAAACATTACCCTGGCGTGCCTTATCACCGTATCCGGTACAACAGCCAACATCTGGTACAGGTTGATAAGGTCGGTATTCACATCGGCCAGCAGGAAGCAGGCATGTTTGTCTGAGTTGAGAAACACCGAGCCACCACCGACAAACGGTTCAATCAGGCGCATACCTGCCGGAATGATCTGGTAAAGATCGGGTAACATGGAGTATTTACCGCCAGCCCATTTCAGGAACGGGCGACGCCAGGTGCGCGGAACACTTTTTTCAACTGGTAGTATTGCCGTTGTTGCCTGCGTCATCGCCACTGCTCCCCGAACGTGAAGCCAATCTCCTTTAGCGCTTCGTCCATCTTTTCGATAAATTCCGGTACCATTTCATTGAAGAGGGACATGTATTTGTCGTCGCGCTCAACAACCACGTGGTGAATGCCTTCTCGCTTCATGCGCGGGTCATAATTCGCGAAATACCAGGCATCTCTCCCGGTTACCCACATGCTGAATTGCACCTGGGCCATATAGGCGGATTTGATAGCCTCGAAGCCGCCAAGCCTGAATTTCATAAAGTCGCGAGAGGTGAAAGGGCATTTCAACTCAAGACCGCGGCCATCACTGCACAGGCCGTCAGGAGAACAGGCGGTACGCATGTCCTCGTCACGGAAAAGGATCGGCGACCCGGTGACTTTCACGTCAGTGGTGAACTCAAACAGGGTGCGAGCATCGTCCTCATACTGTTTCCCCCAGGCCAGCGCCCTGGCGTTAACTTCCGGCGCCACGCCGGTGCAAACTTCAGCAAGAAGGGTGAGAAAGTAGGACATCTTCATATCTGTCCATTTCTTGCCTGAACGTGGTTTTGAAATGACGTTGTGAACTTCGGAAGCAGTGATGACACCGAGGCGTAGACGGTGCCACGCTTCATCACCTTGCTCGATGTTGCTAACGTCAATACCTGTACGAGCCAGGATAATTTCTGGTGTCATACTTCCACCTTCTGTTCTGCTGCTTTCTGCTTCAGGAATCCGAGGGCTTTCACTGCTTCGATTTGCGTAAGATCTGACGATGCACCAATATCGCGACGGAAGATTTGGGAGCAGAGCGGCAGCAGATCGTCATCCCATGTTTTATTCAGGGTGATCAGCAGATCATTAATTTCCTGCATGGTTTCATCACTAACCGGAGTGATGTCGCGTTCCGGCTGGCGATCTGCGGTATACGTGGTATTTTCGACAATGCGTTCGGCCTCATCCTTGTCGTAGATGCCAGCGAAACCGAAGGCAAGACGGGCGCATTGGATCATTGCTTTGTGTCGCAACATCCGTTTGGGATGTGACTGCCACGGTCCAGTAATCTCACGACCATCACGGGTTTTGAATGGTTCCCGGCGACATTCATCCATCCATTCGGTAACGCAGATCGGATGGTTACGGTCCTTACGGTAAATCCTGCATGTACATGATTCGTTATCCTGCTCAAAATCCATACCGTCAAACTGCTGGTTTTCGTTGATGATACGGGACCAGCCATCAACACCCACCACAGGGACGATCCCGTTCTGCTTATCAGGAAAGGCGTAAATTTCTTTCGTCCACGGATTAAGACCGTACTGGTTGGCGACTATCAGTAGCGCAATAAACTGCGCATCACTGGCGTCACCTTTAAAAGCTGTCTGGCGCAATGTGGTGATCAGTTCCTGCGGATCTACAGAATCCATTCCTACACGTTCAGCCAGTTTTCCTGCCAGTGTTGCGAGTGCTGTGCTCATTTGTCTCATTCCTCTGATTCAATATCAATTTGATGCCGGGAAAACACCTCAACCATGTACCGCACAAACTCCGACGCGCGCTCCTGGAATTCGACATCGTCATCAAATGCCCGGCTGATCGCTTTTTTGTTGGCGCCGTGACGCGGTAGCTCGTCCATACACAGCGACTCCAGCATGTGAAGCGACAGTCCTTTCTCCAGGTCGTCAGCCAGCTCGGATTCTTTCTCTTCTCTGGCGATTTGCTGGTAATGCCGGGTCCAGTTCTGAGCCTCGATCCGGTCGTAAGTGAGATATGCGTTCATGGCTGAACTCCTGAATTTGGTTTGCAGAATCCCCGACACCATGTGGGCTGCCAGAATCTGTGCAGTATTTCGTTTTGCTGGTTTTTCCTGCTAATGGGTTGCAGGTTTGCCGTGTTGGTTGAGGTAAACCTCGATCTCGTCGTTGGTTGTCCGCAGGCGTTCGAAAAGGGTAAACAGGTACAATCCTTTTCCTACGTTTGCAGATGCGCGGTACGTGCGCCCCTGGTACTTAACCAGCATTCCCGGTACAACGCTGGTTCTTGGTAATGTTGTTGTGCCGTAATTAGTCATCTCATCCTCATGCCGATATCGCCCGGCCAGCGGAACGTTTTAAACCTTCTGCGCGTTAACTTTTCCACCTCATTCCGGTCTTCGTATGCCCCGGACGGCTACTTCGTGGGCGTCCTGCCTGGGTGGTTCGTTGTTGCTATGGATTAATTAAACACAATGTTTATTAGTGTGTCAACATAATGAGTGTTTTTATATAAACAAATTGTTTATTTGTTGGGAGGGGGTGGTGTGGGTAGTATGTATTTTAAGGTTTCATATGGTCATAAAATCATCAAAGAGGGTTAGCTATGGATCGTGACGAGCTGGAAGAAGACCGTGCGGCATTCATTGCGGGTGAGATTGGCGGCGCTGTGGTCGAATTGATAATCGACGGCGTAGTGATTAACCGTGATGCGATCGTTGAACGTCTGGAGGAGAAGCGGAGGAGAGTCGGGAACGTTATTCACAAAGGTGTATTGCGGGACGCGGCTGCTATGGTGAGGAAAGGGCAATAA